ATCCTCTCCAGCATTTGTCCAGTTTTTAACAAAATCAAAGTATTGCCAACTTGTTGATGTTGTTCCCTGCCACATGATTCCACCAAAATCGTTTATCTGCGGATTCCAAGTTCCATCACTTTTAGCCCATCCCCTGAACCTGTAAGTCTTGCCGACCTGAACCAAATCATTTATTCTTGCCCCTGGTCCAGCCGTACCGTTATAATTAACCTTCAAATACTGGCTACCAGAATGGGGGGTGTCTGTTTCCTTTGCTAAACTGGCATTATTGAACACAACATAGTCCGCCACGCCTACAGCTTCCATATCACCATCTGGTAACAGGTTTCTTGCTGGGTCGCTTAACTGTTTAATGTCAACGCTGTCGTAATGTGCTTCCTGTAATCCTTCTTCGTAAAGCTGTGCTACTTCTGCACCTGTAAACTCTACACCTTTCCAAATAATAGCGTCTTGAATGTAACCGTCCATCCATTGAGAACCACCATTATTTTCTGTTCCTAAACCTACTAAATCAGAAGAATCTTCTACATAAGCCCTTGAACCAGTTGCAGCAAATACACCGTTTATATAAAAGTTCATAGCTCCTGTTGATTCGTTATGTGTTCCAGTTAAGAAAACCCATCGATGAGTATTAATTGTTCCATTAATACTTGTTGCTGTTCCATCACCAACAGAAAAACCAGCGTTTCCACTAGCCTCATAAAATCTCCAACCCTCATTAGTGCTAAGTCTTCCAAATATAGAACTAAAGGCTGAAGTGTTCCTTAAATAAACCCAACAACTCAAGCTGAAATCCACACCAGCTACATTGTAAGAAGTATTGGCTGGGTCGATTGTAATCTCGGTTGCAACTCCATCTATATCGGGTACTCTCCCTCTGGCAGTATTCACCCAATAGGTTGAACCAGAAGACAATGTAGCTGTATTCCCTTTACCAGAAAGGTCAGCAAGTGACCCGTCTCTCAACCAGTTGCCAACTATCTTTTCTAGGTATTTGTCCTTAATTTTTGCCATATTTTAAGTATTAATTTGTCTAAACATATAACTATGTAACCACCCTGCTTGGGTTTCAGTTATTTCACAAGGGAATATAATCGGGAATTTCATACTACCAACAAAACCGTCTGAGCCGTCTGTCCGTTTACCAAGAAACATTCCAGTTGCACTATTTATAGCTGCAATAGTTGTCCCTCCTTGCAAAACACCATCCAAATATATTGCAGGATTGTCAAGTGCCGCATATTTTACAAAACAACAGGAATGCCAGCCGCCAGTTACTGCTGTTGATGAAGCACCATACAAACTACCACCATCATAAAAGGAACTTTGTAATATACCAGTCGTATCCACCTGAACATCAACCATACTATTATCATCAAATGTGCCAGCTAGAAGTGTCCTGTCTGCCGCAAAGTTAGATACATTAAATAAACAGAAGAACGAAAACCCTCTTGAAAAATCTATTGCCGTACCACAATCTATGAAATCTCCACCATCCATACTAACACCGTTATTCTCTAACAGTGTAGGATATGTAGTTGTTGTTGAACCGTCTCCCCAAACAACCTGGTCACTGTTTACATTACCAAGATTAGGTGTTACTTCTTTAGTTACACCACTATCATAATAATGACTTCTTAAAGGTAGCCAAATCTCACTATTCGTAGGTGTTATCCATAGGAATGTATTTTGTGTGAACTTGTCTAGTACCTCAGGTCCTGATAGTTCCTTATCGTAGATTGTAACACTGCCAATAACACCATTAGCGTAAGTTGTAGAATATCTGCCTATCCAGACATCGTGTTCCTGCTTCTCCATTGCAACATAACTGCCTTGACTAGCACCTACACTAACATCGTCTACCTGCACTCCATTCAAGTAAATATTCATGCCTGCCTCTGTACTACTTCCGTCATAGGTAGCTACTAGATGTATCATCTGCCCTTCAAATGATGTCAGTGCTGTGTTATATGCCCTTCCAAGCCGACAATCAGCAACACTCTCGTCATGTAACTGGAAGTAAACCTTATCAGAACTAGCAACATAAAATAGCCACTCTGCATCTACATTGTTTACACCCTTTGATGCAATAACAAAACTCGTAGCGTCAGTCATATTGACCCACGCCTCTACACTAAACGGCTTGTCAGTAGCACTATTTCCAAAACTATACTTGTACTCGTCTGCAAGTGTTGCGTATTGGCTTGTACCGTTAAGCGGCATCCCATTATTAATAACAGGTGAGCCAGTTACTGTTACACCATTATCAGCTACGAATTGAGGATTGATGAACTGCTCCCTGAATATAGCTCCCTCCGCTTTAATTTTCGGATATTTCATAGGAATTTATACTCCTTCCTCTTCTACTGGCTCTGTCCAGCCTTTATAAGCATTAAGCTCATTGAATAATGCCTTTATTTGCTTTCTTTGTAGCCCAGTTGCATTAACGATATTAGAACAACTCTCGCCATCCTTCATCATTGCATAAAACTGTTCTACCTTGCCCTTAGTCATAGCTGGAGCTTTACTATCTACAACATCTACAACCGCAAAGTCAGCAGCAACAGTTTCCTGTGCGATATGCTTACTTAACTTAGGACATAATTTTGCGTAATCTTTTGCCATATAATTAATCTTCTTTAGTTATTTGAATAGTACGATAAACAATTGCTCTTGCAGCTCCTTCGTCAACAGACTCAACATAAGCTACCTGAACATCTGTATTTACCATCATTGGTCCGACAAATGCTCCATCTGCTTGTGCTGCTGTAAATGGAGCACCGTATACTGTCCTATAATTAGTTCCATCTACTTTTGATTGAACGAGAACTGTACCATCCTGTGTCATTGTACTTAAATCAAGCCAGAAATATACTTCTGTCACTTTTGTGATTGTCAATGCTTTAACTACTTGCACGCCACCAGCATCTAAGTAGGAGAATGTATCAGTAGTGATAATCGGCTCGGAGCGAGCTGTTAATACCTTGTTCTGTGCCACCAAAGAATCACCCGCTATTGTGTCTGTCTTATTACCAACAACATCGCTCATCACGACATTATTAGCAGTATCCGCTGTAGGAACATAATCCCTACCCATTCTATTAGCCATATAAATTTAATTTTAATTAATTAGTATAGTTTCTTTGTATAAACTGTGAAGTCCTCATCATTTCCACCACCTGCTGTAGCGAATTTAATACGAACATACTTAGCAATAACTGTTTCGTCAGCCATTACATAGTCATCATCTGTCCAACTAGCTACACCAAACCAATCTGAAGTTACATCCTCATAATCTGTTATAGACGCTGGAGCTGTTCCGTCATCTTGTAATGTAGCCTCAACTGTTACTATATGTGTGTCACCGTCTCCACTCTTTACCCATTGAAATGCAAAGTTTCTAAAACCATCCATATCTAAATATATATATTGAGGAGTTGCGTTAAGAACATTAGTAAGCACAGTAGTTCCTTCATTGTGATGTGTGCTTATCGGATTAACTTCAAAGCCCTTATTAGCAGTTGTTCCTGCATCATAAGACTTATCTCTTATTAATTGAAAGCCGTTAATATCAAAGTGAGCAATTACTGCATCTCCGTCTGTGTATGTAGTCCCTGCTGCCCTGTATTCACCACCTACGTTCATCATTTGAGGTGTTGCGTCTTGTGCTGAGTCATCTGTTACTATTGCACTACCTGAAGAACCGCCTAGCTGTACATATAAAGCACCACTAGCATCTACCTGTAATGCTGCATAATCTCCGTCTGTATCAGCTAGAGTAGCTAAAGTATCATTTCTAACACCTAAGATAAGACCACCAACTGAACCATGTACATGTAGTTCGTCTTCTGTATATAAGTTAGTTGAACTAACATCCATCGCTACCTTCAAGTTACCATTTACATCTAACTGTAATGGAGCTGCATAAGTATCTGTTAATGTCGGTGCAATCGCATTATATACTCCTGGCATTACACCCAAGAAATTTGTTACTGCTGAATTTGCAGGTAGAATAGAAGCACGCAAATCTGCTGAAGCGTCTTTTAACTCAACTGCTCCTATCTCTATGTCGCCAGCAGTCAAAGTTGCGTTCACTGTTGAACCTGATATAAAATCTGCCATATAATTTTAACTATTAATTTATTTTATCGCTCAAATAAGACCTCTACACCATCACCAGATACTGTTGCATCTATCCAAATTTCGGATAAGTTCTTTACCTGTAAAGATATAGCTTGCCCTGCTGTTAGTGTGAAGTTAGATAAATAACCTACTGCGGTATTTAATGCTCTCGCTGATGTAGGTCCAAGTGAAATTACGCCTGTATTAACTACTCCAGCCTTTACAATCACATTAACACCATCATCTATCCTTACTCCATGTAATGTTTCAACTGTTACAGCATCACCCTCAACCTCTGTTGTTAGTAATCCAGCTTTAGTCAATGTCAGTGTCCCCGCTGCAACTGTTTCAACCTCATAAGTTCCATCATTTGAAGTTGAACCTGCAATAACAATCATGTCACCAGCTTCAAAACCAGCAAGTACAAAAGTATTAGCACTATCTGTAATAGTATCGTTTGTTGCCGCTACTGGCGGTGTACCTGAGTTATTATTAAAAGCAATAAATGTAGAAATAAAGTAAGGTGATAGCTTTCTTGGTGTACCCGCTACTGGTACAGCCTGTTGTATCGGATTAAATCCGCTTAAATTTGTATGTCTCATATTAAGTTTTACCCTCTGCCTTCCCCCTCTGGCGTATTTAGCGTGAGTAACGCCAGCCAGAGGAAAAAGAAGGAGGAATTAGTTAATTCCTTAAGCCTTAGTCGGATAAACATGGAAATAATACGGTGTTCCACCAATATTAATTTCTACATCTAATTCTGTTCCTGATAATCCACTTGTTGCTGAGTTCTTTAGATTAGTAATCACACCACCATTAGCACCAGTACCTGTAAAGGTAATTAGTGAACTATTAGCAGCTAAAATTAAATCACCATCAGTTAAGGTAACATCACCATTTGTTAAGGTAATATCTCCCTTAGTTAATGTCAAAGCGTCTGTTCCAGTCGCTGTTCCTGCAATTACTGTAGCTCCATACAATCCTACAGAGAAAGCACTTGCCGCTCCATCAAAACAATCAATGAACAAACCAGTAGTCATACCAGCTGCCAAAGAAGCAATGTGCAATACTGTCCCGTCTGTAATACCGTCTGCATTAATATCAATAACATTTACTGAAGCTGCTGTATCATTAACAATTGTTAATGTAGTTGCTTCGTCAGCATCTGTTAGACTCAATGAACCGTCTGCTAATACTGCATCACCAGCAGTTAGAGTCAATCCAGCTGAACCAGCTGTACCAGCAATAACTGTGATACCTGTAGCACCAACACTAAACGCACTTGCTGCTCCGTCAAAACAATCAATAAATAATCCAGTTGTCATTGCGGCAACTGTACTATCTAAATGTAAGATAGTTCCGTCTGTGATTCCGTCTGCATTAATATCTACTACAATATTACTTGCTACTGAATCTGCAGTAATACTCAATGCTGCTTCATCAGCAGTATTTACTATCACTACACTACCTTCACTTGCTGTAATATCACCACTTGAAACAGTAATATCACCATTAGTTAGAGTTAAAGCATCAGTTCCAGTTGCGTTACCAGCAATTACTGTCGCACCGTATTTAGCTACTGAGAAATCAGAAGCTGCACCGTCATAACAATCAATGTATAAACCTGTAGTTAAAGCTGCAACACTTGTATCTAAGTGCAAGATTGTACCTGAAGTCAATCCATCAGCATTTACATCAATTACAATTCCAGTAGCTACTGAATCAGCTACTACTGTAACTACTGTTTCATCAGCAGTGTTAGTCAATGAAATTGACCCATCAGTTACTGTAATATCACCTGCTGTCAATAATAATGTTCCTGTATCAAGGGTTAAAAGACCATCTGTCAAGGTAATATCACCAGCGGTAATAGTCAAAGCATCAGTACCAGTCGCACTACCTGCGATTACTGTTGCACCAAGTTCACCAACTGTGAAATGTGCTGCACCAGCGTCTTGTCCCCAACATCTGATATAACTACCACCTGAAAGTTCTGATTCATCTAATGACAAAGTCAATAAATGACCAGTACTTAGACTAGCTGAACCAAAATGAATTGGACCAGCATCAGTAGCATTACCATAAGTAGTGACAGTGTCATTTACAAATGATAAACCGTTAGCTGCATTACTGTTATCAGCAATAGCTACTGGACCATCTGAACTTACAAGACCAGCTGAGGCAGTTACAATACCTGTGACCCCAAGAGTCCCACTCATTGTTACACCTTCACTAGCATTTGTAGTTACAATTGCGATAATTCCAGCTTTACCAGCTGCATCAAAACTCAATGCACTTGCGTTGTTATCAATCAAATCCCAATCAATAGCACCACCAGTTGTAGTCATATCTCCTGTGTTTGTAATACCGACACAAATTACTGCACCAGCTTTACTTACACTCCAAGTATCACCTGAACCTTGTACATCTAATCCTGAACCTGAATTATTAAATTGTAATACTTGACCTGCTGCTCCTGCTCCTGCTGACAAAGTTAATCCATCATTAGTTGCGTGAGTTAAGTTGAAAGTCAATGTAGTACTATCAATTGTCAATGTTTTATCATCATTATAGATAGTTTCCCAAGAAGGAACTCCTCCTCCTCCACCACCTGTTAATGATACTACTGAAGAACCATTGTCATACTTCAGTGTTCCACTATCTACATACAGGTAAAAATATCCTGTTGCAGTCGTTGGAGCTGTGTTGACATTATCAAACATCAATACAGCATCAGCATTAGCGTTTCGGCTTTTTACTTTCAAACCTGGAAATGCTGTTACCTTCTTCCCATTTAAAATAGGCATAAAATTTTTAGTCTAAGCTCTCCTACTTGGTTTTCTTTTTCTTCTTTACAACCTTCTTTTTCGCTACTTTCACCTCTTCTTTAATAGGCAATTCAGACTGTTTAATTAATTGAATTAAGTCGTTTCTTCCGATTGCAGCTGGGGTGAAATTGATTTTCAATTCCTCTGCCTTCTTAATAAGGTCATTTAATTCCATGTATTCCAATGGATTACCTTTGCCAGCTGCTTTACATTCTTCTATCTCTGCTAATGCTTTCTCGTAATCTTCAACTGTTAAACAGCCATTTCTTACGAACTTAGCAGGGATTTTTAGTTTATAGATAGCATCTAGGTCTTGGTCATTCCAAGGAACACCAATAGCCTTACATCTATCCTGTGATAATAATTTACCCCAGTTACATCCCATATAGTTTTATAGTTATTTATGGAGGGGTCAGATAAATCCAACCCCACCACCTTTTAATTACTATGCTCCTGTAGCGTTTGAACCATACATATATGCTCCAAATCCTCTACCGATTGAGTAGTAAAAATCTAAGGAATAATCCCAATTTTTACTCTTGTATACTTGTTCTGGTGCTTCAAGTACTGGTCGTTGTCTGAACTTAGATTGTAGCATTTCGCCTACTTTCTTTGAGTCATACATAAACCAATAAGCTGAAGTATCTGTTCCATCTGACCGTAAAGCTAGTTTTTCCCAAGCTTTAACTTTAACTTTACCCTTCAAAGGATTAATATCATTTTCACCACTTCCTGAAATCTGTACTGAGTTGATGATTCGTTGTGCTTCATCTTCATATCCAGGAGATACCAAGATACAATCAAGATTACTTGGTCGGTTCTTTCCATTTGGGTCTACATAGTTCATAGCTTGAACTCGTGCTGCTACGATAGCTTCACGACTCAAGATAGGATTTACTGTTCCGTAAGTAATCAAGTTACTAAATGTGTTTGCGTTTAGGTTATTACTGTGAGTTGCCATGAATAAGGCGTTTCCGTCATATCCAGTTGCAGCTACACTTGAACCCCAAACATCAATATAATTCGCTGCTGAGAAACCATTTGTTAATACATCTGCGTAAGATTGGTCAATATCATTGAAAGATGCGTCTGTTACTGAACGAACTACACCTTCAATTGCATCATAAAGGTCAAATAATCTCATATCCTTTGTGACTGATACCAATGCACCAAATCTTTCCTGTGTCCAAGTTACTGAATCACCTTCAACAATGTCTAACTTTGGTAGGTCTGAACCTTGAGCTACTCTCTGTGCTCCAGGCATACCGTGTAAAATCAGATGGTCAAAAGTTCGTCTGTCTGTATCCTTTACATTAAACAGTTGAAACCCTTTCAGGTCTGCAATAGCACTCTTCGCATATTCTTTGAAAATATCTTGCAAATCGTCTGTCAATGCAGGAAAATCTGTAGTTTTTATCATATTTTTCTAGTTTAGATTATTCTACTTTATGAGTTAGGTACACCTTGTTGGAATTGTCCTACCACTTGAGTACCTGTAGCTGCTACACCAACACCTTTTTCAATATAGAAAATGTCATCTGTTGATGCATTTGGGTCGACCTGCCCAGCTGCTGCTAAATCTGCATAAGTACCGACATCTGTCTGTGCCCACGCTGCATCACAATCCGCTAGGAATGTAACGCCATTAGTTCTAACACATAGAACCTGCTCGTCATTTGCGGTTGTAACAACTGATTCCACTGCAACATACAGAATATCTGCATTGCCACCAGCAGAAGCATTTGTCATATAACCACTTCCGTTGTCTACAATAGCGTTTCCCTTAACAACAGTTGTACCTGTTGCAAATCCAACACTACAGTATTTACCTTCATCACCGTAAATAGGAGTAAAAGCCATAAGTTTTTTTAGTTATACCAAGTTGTCGCACCATCCTGTTTCTTTATAAGTTTACGCACACCGTCTTTCTTTACCGTTCCAGTCTTTCCAGATACTGTACCTGACTTAGTTGTATTCAGAATAGTTGATTTCTTGGATGATTTATCTTTAATCCCCTTATCTGACTTCCACATCTTTGTGGCTAATTTTAGCCCTTTAACTATGGAGTTATAAGAGGTTTTATCAATATTCCTAGGTAAATAACCTAAGATTTCTTGATACTGATTGTCATCTACAAGTTCAGGAATATAATCTTTGTGTTTAGGTATAAGCGTATTTGATAAAGCTTCTTTCTCTGTCTTCTTACCGAGAACAGCTAAAACCGTCGCTTCATTTACATCAACATGTTCTGTTGTGTCTTCATCTATACCTTCTTCAGCTCTCTTCTTGCCTTTTGCTGATAGCATTCCCTTCTTGTAGTTGTCCCTATCGGACTTGGCTTGTTCAAGCTCTGCCTTAAGAGCTTCCACAGAATCTTCATCTTCAGACTCTTCGTCTTCAGACTCGTTTATAGAGGTTTCTTCCTCAAGTTCTACTTCGTTTTCTTCTTCTTCTGGACCATCAGAAGTGGAGGTTTCTTCCTCCTCGATTAAAGTCTCTTCTTCCACAGATTCATCCGCAGAAGCTAATGTTCTTTCAAATGCCATATTGTTTTAAGAGTCTTATTTTAATTCGCTACTCCTGCGAACTTATGACTTAATATATCTAATTATATATTCTTATTTTTTCTTTCTTCTTTTGTAAACTCGTTTCATCAATCTATCTAACCCTTTTTTACTCGGTGTACCAAGTT